GGTCCTTTAAACCAGCCGAATCGTAGTGTCCCCAGTGAGGGGTCTTCCTTCTCCGGACTTTGTATCGCACCAGTTCTTCAGAACGAAGAGTGATACGACCGTTCCTGATAAAGCCTCCCACCAAAGACACCGCAAGTCCGCCCGGGTTGTAGCCAATGGCTACCTTCCGGTCGGGGTAATGAAGCGTCTTCGCTTCGTCAGCAGGAACCCTAAAGTTGCGCGCGACTGGAAGCAGAGCGTAGTATATCACGCTCCCATTCTTATCGAACCTGGCCTTAGAGTTGAACCGCAACGGGACCTTCACGCCCTCAGTATCGCCAGCATGGAACGGCACCGGTAAGAATGGTACCAACCCACACAAGCGGCTGAGAGTTTTGTGAAGAACAATACCCGCAACGGAGCACCAACGAGTTAAGCGATTAATGGTAGAATAGACATCCGCACGAGTGGAAAGTGACTTGCAGTAGACTCCTCTTACATTGGAGCCTTTAAAGAAATCACCACCACAGGACTCGCGGAACGGACCGGTGTTGAACGACTTTTCAGTGTTCACCACGAAACCAAACAACCTAAGTGCATGCGTGACAAATTCATAAGCGTCCTTACGGACTATTATGTCGTCGCCAAATACACCAAAGTTGCTCGGCCTACCACCCGAATACTCGAGTTTTATCCCAAGCAAGCGGTAGCAAGCCCGTACAATTACCGCGAAAAGCATCGTCTGTAAAGGGAACGTAAATCCATTCCCCATAGACGACACCATATGAAGCTCTATTATCTCTCCACCCGGAAGGGTAGTAGAAGGGCTTCTAAAATCCATCAGCCACCTAAATAAATAAGGAGGTAAGACAGACTTCAGCATCCCGAGCGACATACTATCTGAGGCCGATTTGAGGTCGATAGTGCCAAAAGCACCATCGAGAGAACCTCTCATCGCTAGGCCGCGGTTAAGCTCAGGCTGAACAGACAAATCAATCTTAAAATGCCTATCCAACAAGCGCTCTAAAACGGTACCTAGACCCTTCTGAAAAAGCATATTCAAAGAGGGCTCAGTACAAATAGATCGCGATATAGCAGACGTCTTAGGAACGAATGATAAACGGTTGCCGCCAACTAGCAAAGTCCCAAATCTAGCCTCACGCAGTTGTTCCGCATGAGACCAGCTAGGGTTAACCTTAATAGCCCTCCGATATAAATGGAGTAAGCGACCATTCGTGCTCGTCAAGGGACTGTCGAACAACTTTGAATAAAAGTTATACGATTGAGCTCCAAGACTTGCTCCTGGACCAACCATCAGAGCTTCCTCGAAATCCAAGGAGCTCACGGCTAAATCAGGACCGTGGAAGAACATATCGTCGAATATTTTAGTAACTTCGCCGATTATTCTATCATCATAAATCCCACTACACTTAAAGGAGAACTCAGCACACTTTTGATTTGTAGAAAGAAACAAATCTAGGCATGCCTTGTCCGCCTCAGGACTCAAAACATCGACGTTCTTTTTCAAAAACGCCGACGCTAGAGCGTGAGACCGCACGGTAGATAAGTCCATATCGCTCGTAAAGAACGGTACAGGCTCGTCAATCGAAAGGTCGTCAAGCAGACACTGCTTCAACACAGCATAATCATGCATATGTTTGTTTTTCACCTCAGTAAGGTATCAAGCCGGCCTCGGAAAATCCGAAAGCCTTAGGGTACGCTGACATCTCTGTCAGAATATCCCAGATACAGCAGAGTCACCAATACCGGCGCTTTGTTGATTTAAAGCACCGATAGCTGCTGAAAACGCAGCTCGGACATTTGCCGGATCAGCTGAGTCAGCGCCTGCAGGAACCTCAACAGTCATGTTGATGCTCATGATAGACGCCGGCTGCCCAGCGAGGGGTAGTACTCCCTTGCGGACAATCAGCTTCCAGGTGTTCTTTGCAACATTCGGTAGAAGCCCAGTCACCGGGTTCGTCTTCCCAACAACTTTGAGGTTGCGAGGACGGATGAACGTAATGGTGAAAGGACTCGACACCGTATGCGCGGTAACACCGGCTTGAGTTCCTCCCAAAGCGGAAACAGCGGACTGCTTGCCGTTTACGTCAGGGGCTACGTCGGCTACAATTGTGTAGGTCGGCGAAGTGAAACCCGTTTGAGCGCCGCCCGTTATGGGCGTCGTAAGTGACCACGTCATAGTGGATAAAGCTCCAAAGAGAACTACTGCCGACTAAGGATGAGCGCAGCAAGGTTCAATAAATGCGAACCAGACTGACTCAAGTTTATCCTGGGTTCCGGAAATGGAACGGCAGACCCTTGTCGGTGAATCTGTGTTGCAGTTGCAGTATAACCACCCGATGTGCCAGTTAGGGCAAGCACTTCCCAGAACGCTGGATCTTGGGTATCCGTCGCTTTCGCGTCAAAGGCATAAATTTCCTGCCCGACCGCTTTTTCAACGGACACCCTATTGAGCCAACGCACCTGAGAGGTATCTGTACTTGCTGCTTCTAGCATCTCGCCGACATTAACAAAGTAATCGACAAGAAAGGAGTATGGAATCAGTTCCCAAATCGTGGGGACGAACTGTCTCAGGTTAAACCCTGATAGGTCCGCTATCCTTCCGACCTGAGCCCCGAAGCTATCTCCAGGCTTCGCTTCTTGGAACATACCGTAGTACCTCACCGTCTGCCTGGTTATGTCCAGACGCTTTCGCGTCCAGACCAACTGGCCTTGACTAATAGGGGCCTTCACGGTAAAACCACCGGACTGAAAATTGCCCGTCGCTGAGAAACGTCTCCTCGGTGCATCATAGAGGAGGCGCTGCAAAGCAACAGAGGCGTCTTTGAGGTCACCAATTAACGGTTGAACCCCAAAAGTCCATTCCAAGTACCCATTAGCTATAGCTTTCCTCAACGCCTTAGGTTTAGTACCACGCTTTGAAGCCGACGATATTACACGTCTCTGCTTAGCGAGATACGCCTTTGTGATGTTAAGTATGCTGTTTGCAGGATGGGAAACTAAAGCTATCGTCTGCCGGATTTCTCCGGCAAACACGCCACCAGCGAACTGCTGGGAAAGATCTCTGATCTTGGCGTATAAGGCTCGAGTCGCGCGGGTGTCAGCGTTTGCTGTCCCAACGAAACCGTTGAACGTCGGGGGGATCGTTAGACCACCCCCTGTGCTCTTGATTCCGAGGATCGGTGAACCCGGCGGAGATTTAGCCCTAAAGGCATACATCCCCGTAGCCGGTTCCACTTCGAGCTGTTGACCGTTAACATCCAGAATAGTAGTGGAATTTTCTCCATTACTCTCCTGGACCCTATGCTTGGGGTTGAAACCCCCAGTTATACTCGTCGTCGTGGTATAATTACCCACGATTAGAGTGTTAGCACCAGTGCCCAAATTTGTTTGGGTGCCGATGCGGGCAAAGGGTCTGCTATAGGTCTTGGCTGTCATGTTGAACTCACCTCAATACCCACAAAGTACCGTACGAAGGGCATGCTGCAGCCGGCCAGAAACCAAGGCAACGCGATAACTAGGGACGTGATGGCAAACATCACCAACATATCCCAAAGCAACCGCGCCAACTCGGGACGGTCGAAATCTGTAACATTTCTCTCTGACATACGATACCTCATGGTTAGGTGAGAGGACAACAAAGTACTGGGCGTCAAAATGACCCACACTCGTCATTGGAGTTTCCTCCTAAACTGAGCGTAGAGGGCCCC